TTTTAACGCGAGCAAGAATATACTGTTACGATTTCTTACCGGCACTTACGGTTCCGGTTACAAACCTGATGATGTAGACTTATTGGAATATTTGTCCTTATTTTAAGGAACGGTGAATTAATGTATTCTAAAATATATGTGGATTTTTTTTGGTTATTAATGAAAACGATTCGTAGAAAAAATAAAAAACATGGATTTTCAGGTGATCGTAATCCTATAGATTCTGTTGTAATTTCTTATTTTTTTTCTGATTTATTTCAGTTATGTAAGCGATTTACAACTACAGATGTTTCTTTATTTTTTGATTCTTTTCCGACATTTCGAGAAAAATTTTTACCTGAATACAAGGGTAACCGGGTTGTTAAATTTGAAAGGTTTAAGAGTTTGGATCCTTATATAGATTTAGCAGATGCTTTGGGGTTAAAATTAGTAAAGGCCGATTCTTATGAGGCTGATGATTTAATGTATCATTTTGTAAAGTCGGATCCGTCTCGAAATACTCTTATACTATTTGCTAGTGATAACGATATTTATCAGTGTTTATTACGTAATAATATTTTAATGTTACAAAGTTATAGAGGGAAATTGTATACTCGAGAAACTTTTTATAGAGATTTTGGTTTTTCTCCTGATAACTATGGTTTATATAAGTCATTGATAGGTAATTCCGGTGATAATATTAAAGGTGTACCTTATTTTAAGAAAAAAGTTGCCCGAGAAATTGTTTATACATCTATGACACCTGATTATTTGTATACTAATTTAAACGATATGAGTATATCTGATAAATCTAAGAAGCGATTATTAGATTTTAAAGATGTTGTAGAGCGTAATTTTAAATTGTGCAAATTAGCTACTTGTAATAATGTTGAAATTGTTAGCGGTAGTTATAATAAATTTAATTTTTTTAAGTATTGTAAAAAATATAATGTGGTGGATTTAGTTTCAAAATTTCCTTCGAAAGTTTTTGAGAAAGATCTTACGACAAGGATGGTTTTTTAAATATTTATGGGTAAGAAATTTTTTCCATATGTAGTAGTTACTGATAATGCAAGTGTTTTTGATAATAATTATGTTAAATATGAGCCTATTACATTACCGCCTGAAATTGAAAAATTACGGGATAAATTGTTAAGTTTATGGTTATTAGATGATCGTATTGTTGAAAATGAAGGTTTTAATTATGCTCAAATGCCTTCTAAGTATGAACTTACGGGTATTGAAAAATATTTATACGCATTTTTGGATACGATTGAGGTTGAAATATTTTATCTTGCCATGAAAGGTATGTCGCAAGAATTAATAGGCTCCTTTTATGATGTAGGCCAGTCTGTTATTTCCTTTAGGATTTTACGATTGCAGAAAAAATTAAATGATGTTTTTTATAGAAATGTAGTATTACTTAGTTCTTTACAAGATAATTATTATGAATTGTCTCTTTATTTAACTCAAGGCGAGCTTTTATTTTTAATAGAATGTATTATTTGTATGGATAAGGTAAAAGTTTGCTCTACATTATCTTTATCTAATTTTCTAGTTACAAAAGTGTTTTATAGAATTATTTATAAAATATGTTTTGTACCTAGTTTATGGAGTTTTGTTGATCGAATAGATTCCTTATTTAAATGGGGAGTTTTAGGTCGATCTTATTATAAAAAGGATTAATATTTAGGAGGTTTTTATGAAGTTTAATTTATCGGATGTTGATTTTGCGGTTCGAGAGATTAGCAAAGGGTTACAAGGGGATGTTTATTTGGAAGGAGATATTAACAAAGCTCCCCCCACTTCGGATGAGTTAGATGCATCTTTGTTTCGGTTGTTGACTAATATTGTTTCTCAATATAAAATGTATACTATTAAAAATGCGACACCTGAAACTTTATATGCTATTGAGAAGTGTGGGAGTAATGTGTTTTTCGCGGAGTATCATCCTGTAGTATCTCAGCTATCTGTTATTCGAGTAGATGGTAAAATGTGGACTTATAGTAATCAGGCTACTTTTACTATGGAAAAAGTTGTTAATTCTGCGGATACTGGATCTACTTCAGAGGTGATTTTAACTAAAAATTAATATTTTTTGGTTAAGATATGTCAAAAAGCTCACCCTTTTTGTGGTGGGCTTTTTGTTTTTTTTGGTACTGTCTTAAAGATAAAGAAGACTTTATTATTGGAGTAACCTTATGTTAATTTCTAAAATTATATCCTTAAATGCAATTGAATCTGTTGAAGATATGGCTTTACTTGAGAAGTATCGGGCTATGCATGATTTAGCTCGTGCAGGTGCTCAGAAACCTACCTTAGAAGATAAGAAGGTGTTAATTGATGGCTATGGGGAAGATGAGGGTTTATCCTTGTTCAATGACTTGGTTAAACGTTATCAAACTGCTGTAAGTAAGCGTTATAAGGGTCGTGACCGTGGTGGTGTTTTAGAGTCGGAGCGGGAGAATTTTATTAAAAAACGTATGGACCAGTTGGAAAAAACATTAAATAATTTAGAAAAAACGGATTCATATGCTAATAATATTAATAAAATATATACTCAATTGGGGTCGGTTATATCTAAGTGGCTTTTTGAGATGGGTGAAATTTCGGCGAAAGTATGTCTTAGTAAAGCTTCAGGGTTAGATTATTCGGATAAAGATTTTCTATTTGATGAGATAGTAAGTTCTATTGTAGAGCAAATGTCCGGGTTTTTAACTAATAAAGGTGCTGTTGTTAGGATGTTAAAGGATGATTTGACTTCTTCTGTTGATGTAGTTGAGGAAAATTTACAAACTTCTGTTGATTTATATATGAGAGATAAGCTAAGAGCTCCTATTAAGTCTAAAGATCCAAGAGAACTTAGTACGCAGGCTGTTCGTAATAGTTATAATATTCATATTAGAGCTTTAAAAGACAAATTAGATGCTTATGTACCGGGGGAAACTTTTAAATATGATTTTAAAGATCATTCTTTTATTTTAGATAGTAAAAAAGCTATAAAAGATGCGATTGATATCTTAATACGTGAAAAAGAAGAGTTTGCTACATCTGATACCGGTGAAAAGAGATCTGGAGTTAAACATGGTTATGGGGTTACTATTTCTGAAACCGAGATGAGTGTTATTATAGATAATCTTTTTAAGCTATTTCAAGATGGGATTGATTTATGGTTTTCTTCTTCTAAAAGTTATGAAGATCCTTATTTTTTAAAAGACATAGGGGAAATGAGCGGTGTTTCTAAATGTGGTGTATCTTTACAAGAGTTAGTTCAAAGTATTGCTAATAAAGTTCGTTGGCGGGGTATTGATATTGGGAAAAAGATAGTTAGAGATTATACCCGTGATGCCGCTCATCTTAAGAGATTTACACCTGTAGAGGTTCAGAAAGATGATTCTGATATCGATTTTGAAACGGGTTCCGAATTTGATGTAACTGAAGATTCTTTATCCGCCCCTCCAGATGAAGTTTATAGTGATCATGAACATGATTTAAAGGCTTTATCAAATGCTTTAAGTTCTTGGGCTGGTGATAGAGATGATATAACTGAGGTTATGGGTTTAGGTGGTTATATTTTACGTGATATTGGTAATGTATATGATTTATTTATGGAACCTGTTGAAGACGGGGGTATTGGAGGTAGCTGGGATTTTGCGAAAGAAGAGATGAATATTAATTCATTTAATGATTTATTATTGTATTATGCCTGTGCGGATTTAAATGTTGTTATTTCTGCTAAAGTATTAAAAAATAGAATGGATAAGATTAAAAAACTTTTTAAAGGATCTGAGCCATCTGAAGCATTTAAGCAATTAGAAAAAAAATTTACTTGTTCAAAATGCCAGGGCGATGGTGTGCATGACAATAAAAGATGTCCAGAGTGTATGGGATATGGTTATATTAATCCTAAATTATCTCCTAAAATTTATTCTGTTTATAGCAAGTTGCGTGATAAATTTAGTTATATAAAGAAGGACGAAGCTTTATCTAATTTGAATAATATTGAATATATTTTTTATCTTATATATAAGGAAATTCTTTTAGATTATATTGGTAATACTATGTTTGCAAATAATTTGAATTATGGTGGCAGGCAGTTAGTGTTTAATAAATTATATTCTCAAATAGCACGTGAAGGGGGTTCTCCTAAAATTCTTAAAGAAATAATAGGTGGCCCGGCTTTTGGACGTTTTTATGATGAATATATAAAGACAGAATCTAGAGAGAAGGGGTCTCGCAGTTTTTATGATACCGATGCTTTCCATTCTGTTGTTGCTAAAGATAAAAGCAAATTTAAGTCTATGGAAGATATTTTAAGTAAGTATTCTCCAGATGAGCGTGATAAATTAACTCAGCAGGTGATTGGAATGTCTCATTCTCGTTGGGAAGAATATGTTAAATATATTACGAAGAGCGATTCTTCTGTATCTAAAGGTGTTCGGAGTATATCTTCGACTAATAATACTAATTTACGTGGTGCTGTTGAATTTTTTAAGAAGTTTTTTGATTATCTTCAGGGTGTTGATAGTCATGGTTTAATTGATGAATCTTCTATTGTAGATGAGATTTTAGATAGTTATTTAAACAAAATGGAGTTTACATCTAGTGATAATATAAACGATGTCGCTATTTCTAGTGAAGGTCGAGAATATTCTGATATGGGTCGTGACAAAAATGATAAACTGCAAAATCTATTACGAGGTCAGTTTACAAGTTCACATACTATGAAAGATTTATGGGTTCTCTCTGAGGATAAAAAAGCTATTTCGGTGAATTCTTCATACAAACGAATTGATAAAAAAGAATGATAGACTACTGGGAGGTCTAATGAGTAAAAATAATAAGTTAGCTGATATTGATGATGCTGTTGATGATATTTTAAGTATAATGTCCTCTGCGGAGGGGTCTATGGCATCTAAAGAGCTTTTAAAGTCTGAGGTATCTAAAGCATCTGATGACAGAGAGTCTTCTGAAACAAAAAATTCTTCCGAATTAAAGCAATTAAATTCTGAAGAAGATACTTTGAATTTATCGGATTTACCCGAGTCTGATAATAGTGGGTTTGCTTCTCCGGAGGTAATTAAATCTTCTTCTAAATCTAAGAAAAAACGTAGCCGAAAGGGTTCTAATTCTTCTTTAGATGATGTTCCTTCTAATATTTATGATTATTTAGTTAAAAAATCTTATGTTATATTAGAACAATTGCAAGAAATTAAGGACGGAGTTGATCCTGTTGTTGATATAAAAGCGTTGACTGATGTTGTTAATCGAGAGGCAAAGCTTATTGAAGTGATTAGCTCCCTAAGCCGTCGGAAAGATGAATTTGTTGAAGATAATATTTTATATAAATCTTTTATTAGATCCGCCTCAAAGTGTTTACTTTATATCGTATATAATGTGGGGCGTAAATATTTATCTAAAATAGATATAGTTGCTTTTTTAAATGAGCTTTCTCTTTCGATGGATGATTTTGATATTCAGGTTCGAAATTTAATAGGTTCTTCTGAGTCTTTATCTTTAGATATCGTGAAAGAGCTTGAAAATCGCGGTGAATCTTTTGAAAAGTTAAAGCAAGGTGATGATTCTAATAAGGTAGTTCAAGTAGAATTTGAGGGGGTTTCTGATTCTGATTCAGAGTTAGAGCGTAAAGAATCTGAAGATCTAGAACGTTCGTTGTCGATGGAGTAATTTAGTGGCTTTAATTAATAAAACAGATATGGATTTCGGTAATGTTTTTTCATCAAATATTTCGAATATTCTACATCAAAAGCAGCTTTTAACTGATATTTCTATATATGATTATGTTTCCAATCCTAGTTTAGGGGGTGTTAGACCTTATCCTGTACAGGCTATTATTTTAAAATTAATGTCTGGGATTGAATTAGATGGAAAAGACCGTCGTAGAATCAAGGTTCCGGATCGTTTTAATGAAAGTATAAAGTATTATTTTTCAGAAAAGCAGTTTTTAGAATTTGCTTATAATGAAGGTCGTTGTAGTATAAAAGAACAATGTGATGTTGATAAGAGATGGCTTTTATTATGTGGTCGACGTTCGGGTAAGTCTTTTTTAGCGAGCCGTATTTTAGAATGTAAGACTGCTCAATTTCTTTATATGCAAGACCCTTTTAAACAGTTTGGGATTGATTACGGGTCTCCAGTAAGGGCTGTATCTGTTTCTGCGTCTAGAGAGCAGGCTACAATTATTTTTAATTCGGTTTCAAATAATGTTATAGTCAATCCGTTATTTACTAGTTTTGATGTTCAAATGACTAAGCGTTTTGCACATTTTATGCATCCTATTTTTTATGAGAAGTTCGGTAATTTAAGTAAAAAATTAAAACCTAATGTTCAAATAGTACCTATGGCGGCTAGTTCTAGTACTGGTCGTGGGTTTGGGATGATTTGTATTATTTTTGATGAGTTAGGGTTATTTCCTACGCAACGGGGTCCGGCTTCGGCTAAAGAAGTTATTAAGGCTTTTTCTCCTTCTTTAGCAACTTTCGGAGCTTTTGGGTTTTGGTTAGTCACATCTTCACCTAGTTATTCTAATGATTCAGAATTACATCGGTTATATGATATTTCAATGAAGCCTGATAACGATGAATATGTCTCCTTTAGATTTCCTACTGTATGGATGAATCCTAATATACCTGCTACCTATTTAAAAAAAGAATTTTCTGGTAATGACCCTATTTATTATAAAGTAGAGTTTGAGGCTGAATTTGGTAAAGGTAAGGGTGAAAAATGGTTGGATGACATTGTTGTTCGGAATATGAATAAACGTGAGCCAGAGTATCTTCCTAAAAAATATTTTTTTATGGGTATAGATTTAGCAAATAGTATGGATGCAGCCGCGTTTAGTATCGGCCACCCTTCAACGGGTTCTAAATTTATAGAAGATGAGCATATTGTTTTACGTCCAGGCCATGGTAGATTGAAAAATGTAACTTTAATTCCTAATGAATTCTTAGTTAATATTTTTATAGGGTTATTTCAAAAATATAAGCCTTTATACGTAGTAACTGACCAACATGGGGCTTTGAGTTTATATAGTTTGATTGGAGATGTTGGAATAATTAATCGTATTCGTGATATAGCTTTTAATCCAAAAAAGAATGATACGGTAAATGCTATTTTTTTTAATTATTTTATAAATAATTTATTAAGAAGTTATAATCCTGATTTATTAGGTTCCCTAAAAGCCTTAGTATATGAGAGATCAACTACAAATGGGTTTTTAAAGGTTTATTCTGGCGATGAGGAGCATCACCCCGATGATTCATATGATGCTTTTGCTAGAAGTCTTTTTGCTTTTTTACTTTTTTGTCAAAAAAATAAAAGTTTTTTATCTTCATTGAGATACGATTTTTCAAAAGTGGCTTTTATCAATCGTTATGCTGATGTTTTATCTCAGGAGCTTACTAATATGAATGCCGTATCTTATTCTAAGAGTAAGCGTGAGAGATATGTAGAGTCCATGGGTGTTATTCAGAAGAGTAATATGCTAAATATGACCTTTTCAGGCAATAGGATTAGTCGACCTGGTTTAAATAAGGGTGACGTTATTTTTAGAAATTAAAATAGTTTGTTAAATTTGTTATTTTCTTCTTAAATGATTCGAGGTTTTTACATGGAAAATATTTCGTGGGTAAATAATTTATTAGTAAATTCTGGTGTTATAAGTACATCTAATTACAATATGTATACGCAGTTTAATACGACAGGTTCTTATGGAGCCGGTGTTACTATGGGGCCGATGGAAGGTAGACCTAAAACTCTATCCGATTATGGCACTGTTAATGCGTATGAGTTGTCTAAAAAAGATAAGACGCGATTAATTCGTCAGCTTTTTATGGATGATCCTGTAATCGGTGCTGCAATCGATGTAAATACTATTACCCCAATGTCTAAAACACGTCTTACAAAGCCCTCTATCCGGGGTAAAGATGAGTTATCTACGTATATTTTAAATTTATATAAGACGATGGTGGATAAAATTAAATTGTTTAAGAATCTATTAGCGACTGTACATGAGTTTTTTGTTGCCGGTGAGGTTTATATTTGGTGTGAATGGGATGAAAGTATTTCTATGTGGAAGAGGATGGTTTTATTGCCTGTTGAGAAATGTAATCGTGAAGTAGATCCTATGACTTATGAGGAGTCTATTTTCTTAGACTGTTCTGAGCAAGAGGACTATGAAGTATATTCTGATTTCATAAAGGCTACTTACGGAAAGGGTAGTGCACAGCATATGGCTTTCGAGAAAACTCATCGAGTAAAATTACCTACTAATCCTTTTGAGGGGAGTTTTTGTAAATATATTTCGAGAAAACCTTCTGAATTATATCCTGAAGTAAGTCCTATTTTAGGTAGATCTTTAAGGTTAGCAATTGCAATTCAGTTTTTAATGGCGATGTATGAATCTCATATACGTAGGTCTTTACGCGCAATTGATTTATTTGTTGTTGGTGGCGGTGATGAGAATGCTATGCCTGAATGGGTTGATGATTTTGAAATGCGGTATTGGACTTCTATGTTGGGTGAAGAGGTTCCTTTAATTACTAACTATAAAGTTGACTATAATTTAATTAATTATAAAGAAAAGAAACCTGAAATTATGGAAGATATGAAGGAATTTTATAATTTAATTACCTTAGGGACCGGGATAAATATGTCAATGTTAACTGGCGAAGATTCTAATTGGAATGCTGAGAGAATTCCTATGGAAATTATAAACACTCGTTATTTTCTATTGAGAGAGGAGCTTCAGGATTTTGTTGAAAATGATTTGTTTAAACCTGTAGCGTGGGCTCAAGGGTTTTATTTACCTGGGATTAAGATAGATCGTGATTTTATACGTCATCAATTAATGGAGTCTTATTTAGGTAAACCTATAACTAAAACAAAACCTAAAGAAAAAGAAGATATTAAAGGGAAAAAAATAGATGTAAAACCGGTAAAATCGGTTAAATCTGTTGATGTATTGGACCCAGCTATCTCTAAAGTATCAGAGAAGGCGGTTCAAGAGTCTGGTATTTTTAATGAATTGGAGTATTCTGATTCGGATAAGTTTAGAGATGAACAATATGAAATTATGAAATATGCTCTAAAAGAAGATGAAACTAATTCTGAATTTATTGAAATAATGGATAAATGGAAGGCTGAAAAAGAGAAAATCAATAAAGATAAACGTCATAAATTTACTTCATCTAAAACAGCAATCCGTAATTTCAACGATTCGATGCCTAAAAGAAGTTATGTAGGTTATGGAAGTGTTTCTCATAAAGATATGGGTGAAGAAGGTTATAATGATCCTAATATAGTATGGTATATTCCTCATTTAAGTTTTAAACGTGTTGCGATTGCGGATAGTGAGTCTGCTTTTACCCAGTTATTTAGTTTATTCGAGAAAGGTAAGGTGCCAATTAGCTTTATTTATGACTTATTTAATATGGATGCTGATAGTGTTGAGGCTGAATTAAAAGATAACATTTTTACCTTAAAGGATCCAAATACAAGTTTATTTTTCGAACAGCTTATGAGTACTGCCGGTACTGATGTTGCTGCCAATCCTCATATATTGAAGGTTATTCTAGAGAAGATGAATATCCCTAACGTTTTTGGTAAATTTTTAGATACTGGTGCAGAAGAAGGTGAGGGAGCGGGGCCTGGTGGCATGGGCGGTATGCCGGGTGGTGGTTTAGGTGACATGGGTGGTTTAGGTGACATGGGTGGTTTAGGTGATATGGGCGGTGAACCCGGTGGTGCCGAAGGTGGCGCTGAAGGTGGCGGTGCTCCTGAATTACCTTTTTAGTTGAGTGAATTTGTTATTCTTTTCTCTATATGAAAGTAGAAAAGAAAGTTAGTGATTCAATTGAATATTCTCTTGAAGGGATTGGCGATCAGCGTGGTAAGCGTCGTGAAAAATCTTTAAAGAGAAAAGATCCTTTAACGAAACCTAAAGGTTTAACTAAAGGACATCGTGGTCCTTATTTAGGTAAGAATCTTTCCAAGCCTTCTTATGAAACCGATGGAATGGGCCGCCGTCGAGATCGTGCCGGTTTAGGGGCTTCTTCTGCTATAAGTATATCTTCTATTGTTGATTATCCCCATGTAGGGTTACCCGCAGATGTATGGGTTGAGGTCAATGGTCTATATAAATTAAAACCTACGGTTAAAAAAGATATTGTAGATCGGATTGGAGATTTTTGTAAGCGTTATCAGATATGGGGTTTTGTAAATTCGTTATTTTTAGCTAGTTCGGTGACAACTTCTTATTATACTCAGTTTTCCGATATAGATGTTAAAGTTATGTTGGATTTAGATTCGTATAAAAAGTTTTTAGATTTATCTGATAAAGATGATGAAGATTTTTTAACTACTTTAATACAATATGTTAGAAAGGACCCTACTATCGTAGATACCAATATAAAAGGGACTAACCGTGAATTGGATGTTTATTTTAAAACGGATGAATTTTACAATGTAGATTATTCTGATGGTGTTTATGATATTTTAGAAGATAAATGGATTAAAGAACCTTTAATCGTTGATTTAGATATGCTATCATCTGAAGATATGGATTTAGAGTCTCGATTTAAACGTGGGTTTGATATGGCAATGGAATGGGCTGAGAGCTGGGATTTGTCATTAGGTCAGATTGATAGAGAAATTAAAGAATTTTATTATATAAGTGACTTTTTAGCCTCCTTACCTGTTAAATATTTAAAGAAATTTAAAGAAATGCTTCTTTCTAAATTAGAAACTTTAGAAAAGGCTGTTACAGAATTGGTAAAAGAGCGTGAAGATGTAGGTGATCAGCGACATGATGTTTTTGATGTAAGTACAGAGTTGCCTGATTATCATAATAGCATTAATTGGTTTCCCGAAAATATCCAGTTTAAATTGCTCCAGAGATGGGGTTATTTTGCCATTATAAGTGAGTTAAAGTCTCTTTTGAAAGGTGGTTTATCTTTAAGAGACATTGATGATATAAAAACCGCAGTTCAACGTGGTGCTGATGTTGAATAAATTTGGTATTTCTTTCACTATCGAGGTTATAATATGAAAGTACGTCGTTTATTAACAGAAAATTATGAAGATATGAAGCCTCATCAATTGGTTTCCAATTCAGATGAAGGTAGAGTTTTATCTGATATAGATGTTTTTGAGGATATTGAGGACCAGTTATATGATTTAGCATTTTTATTTATATCTAATGCGGGTATATTGGATAAAATATTTATAGATGATTATGATGATATTTCAGATCTGCGTGATACCATTTTAGCTAATATTAAAAATTCTAAAAATAAAAGTTCTTTTTTAGAGCAGAGTGATCGTATATTAGATGGTTTTATTGCTAATTACGGTACCCGTCTTTCAGGAGGTTATGGTGATAATTAAAGATATTCGAACTTTTAAATCTTTATCGGCTGAGCCGGGTGAAGAACTTGCGATGGGCGGAGAAGGGGCTCCTGATATTCCTGAGCTTCCTGATACTGGAGAAGAACAGACTGCTCCTGATGCCGGTGAAAAAACTTCAAAAGAACCTGCTGCTGATGATATAGGGGTTCAGCCTCCGGTCGAAGATTCTTTAGATTCTTCGGTTTCAGATGTTTCTCCTAAAGTTAAAGGTATTTTAATGCTAGCTGTTCTTATACATGATAAAGGGGCTAATGTTACTAAAAAAGATTTATTATCCTCTATAGTAAATGCTTCGGCGGATTCTAAAGAGTTGCGGTCCATGTTTTTCGGAATGGTTTTTTTAGGAACTAATTTAAATTTTTATAGTAAGTTTTTGGCAGAAATTGGTGATGTAGGTAATGATGTCGATTGGGATGTTGAAAAATTAAAGAAAACGCTTTCGGAATGGTAATATATGGAGTTTTATAAAGGTAAATTTAAGAGTTATAGCTCAAATTCACTTCGATCTAAGGTTGAGGTTATAACTCCGTCATCTATATCTACGCGGGGTTTTTTAAGTACATCTTCTAATTCGGTAGGTTATGATCCTAGGAAGTATTTATATTCACATTGTACCGCGTTGGTCGGTGCTCGAGTTGATGATAATGGTTATTATATTCTTCCGGGGTATGAGAATACTGTCAATGCGTGGGGTGATGTTGTTACAGATAGTACTTTAAAAGAATTTGTAGAAACTTTTTTAGAGTCGTATGTTTTTTTTGAGCATATTCATATAGATGAAATGATTAAAGGTAATATTTTAGATTATTTTTTATATGAAATGGAAATATTTGGTCGTCCTTATACGTTTGTAGATGTTTTAATGGCTACCGATTTAAAGGATGCGGTTTTATGTAATTCTATTATAAATGGTGATATTAATGAGGTTAGTCAAGGTTGTTGGGCTACTAAGCTTCAATGTTCTCAATGTGGTGAGAGTTTTAAAGATTTAAAGGATATTTGTGATCATTTAAAATATAATAGTAATGAATGGTTTGTCGATCCGAAGGGAACTCCTCGTGTAACTTGTAATATTTTACAAAGTGAACCCGGTAATAAGGAAAGTTTTTCATTTTTTGATGTGAGTTGGGTTTATCAAGGGGCTTATAGGGTTGCAGTTTTACATAAATTGTTTAATAAAAGTGATGCTGAAAGCGTGATTTCGGGTCAGAGTACTGTTCAAGATTTTGCGGTTAAAATGTTACCTCATTTATCTTCTTTAAACGTTTGGAAAGATGATGATTTAATTGAGAGTATTGATCAGGTACATATGGGGTCTAATTTTGATGAATTTGGTACGCGGTTTATACATAAAGATAAAGAAAAGTTCGTGGCGTCTTATATGGACCTGGCGAGTTTCTTTTATACATTACAAGATGTAAAATATAAAAAAAAGGAGTATAATGGTATGGAAATTAAAGATAGAGTAAATAAATCTATTTCTATAGCTAGCACTATTCTGACTGGAGATGCTCGTAAAGATAAGTATACTTTTAAAGATGTTGTGAAGTCTCTTGCAGTTATGCCAGATGGAAAATTAGATGAATTTTATTCGTTTTGTACCGCCAATAAGGCTGATGCCGTTGTTGGTGAGTCTGGTGATTGTGATTCACCTAAGTCTAAAGAAGCAGATTCTTCCGAGAAACCTGTAGAAGCAGATTCTGCGGATGATGAAGGTGTTATGGATGATATGAATATCGAAGCCGATGTTGATATTGAACCTGATACTGAAGAAGGTATGGATGTTGAGATGGATGTTGAGATGGAGTCTGATGCTGAAGATGTTGGTCAAGAAATGGAAATTTCTTGGGATGATGTTAGTGAGGTTAAAAATTCTTTTAACGAAAAGATAGCTGAGTTAAGTGATGAAGGTGAATCTCCTAGTACGGAGGCTCTTTCAGAGTCTATTAATTCAATAGTAGAAGAGTTTGGCCCTAATGTAATCGCAGGTTTGATTCTAGATGCAAGTCCTGAATGGTTTGAAGATGAAGTAGCTGCCGATGATCTTGAGGGTATGGATGATGAAATTGCTGCTGCTCTTGATGAAGTTGATATGGGGCCCGAGGATGAAGCTGGTGAAGCTGCTCTTGGTATGGAAGAAGGTGACCTTAAGGGTGAGATTCAGAACATAACCGCATCTAAAACTACTAAGTCTGTTTCCCGTAATACTACGGATTCAGATAAGTTGAGTAAAGTTTCTCAGAGTAATGAAGGTACTCAAGCTGGTGATAGTGCTGTTAAGTCTACTTCTTCTAAGAAGAAGTTAAAGAAAATACCTTTAGTCGGAGTATCTTCGATTAAAAAAGGTTCAGATGAATATGATGAAATTTCTGATGCTATAATGGGCGAGAGATTCTAAATATTTAATTAAAATAGTTCATTTGCTCTTAATTGAGCTTAAATTTATATGGAGGTGAATATATGCCTAAAATAATGATTGATCAGTATACTCTGGTTGATAGTAATGTTGTAGTTGCGGATAGTCTTGCTGCTAAAAAGTATGATACTGTAACTATAGGTGGTTCTGCTGTATTACCGGTTAACGGTGTTTTACCAACTGATGTTGGTGCTTTAAGCGGTATGCTTGTACAGCCTGCAGGTGCTAATAATTCATTAGAACTTTATAATGAAGATAGCGATGCTAAGATAATTGTTGGTATGTTCATTCAGACTAAAGATTTTTCAGGTGCTAATTTTGTACCTAGAGAAGGTATTTATGCTGGTGGCGGTAATATACCTGGTGGTGCTTCTTTAAAGAACAGCAAAAATGATCTAGATAGTTATTTAATTCGTCAGGGTTTAGACCTTGGAAATGTTGTTTATATTAAAGGTGCTCGTATTTCAGTTGAATTGTATGCTACTGCTAACGAAGCAGGTGATGCTGCTTTGGCTGCTTATGAAGTAGGTGATACAATATATGCTTCTCAAGCATATGGATGTGTTACTAAAGCTGAAATCGGTGATCCTATTGGTGTAGTTATGGCAGTTCAGAATGATCAATTGGATATCTATTTTGGATAATCCTGTGACACGGCTTTAAGCCATAGTTCACAAAAGTTGTAACTAGAATTTAATAATTCTACAGTTTACAGAAAAATTTATGGAGGTGTAAATAAATGCCAAAAAATTCTATGACGGTTGATAAACTTAACCGTATTAACGGAAAAATACAGAAACTTATGAACACACCTGGCGGTCTTGTAAAAGCTCTTAATAAAATTACAAGTCCTTTGAAAACCAGACGTGATGTAGTTTCTGGTGTGCGGAAAGTATTTCAGTACGATCCGCTGACAGAAGGTGAAGTGCCTAAGTATGACACTGATCCAGATGCTTATGCTTATACTGTTCCTCATCAGGGTGGGGCTCCTATGAGACTTAATCCTATGGAAGGTAGACAGGTTGAAGCATATATGTTTGATATGATTGTATATAAGGAATTTCCAGTTTCTCAGTTAAGAAGAGCTCGTTATAAGCTTCTTAAGAGAATTGAGCAGGTTCTTAGAAATGCGATCGTTCTTCAGGAAGATACTCTTATGGTTGATGTTCTGAATGCAGTAGTTGATGATGCTCAGTATCCTTTTGATTTAACAGAACTTCAGTCTCAGGATCTGGATCCCGATGTACTTACTCGTGCTATGGGTTTCATTGAAGATTATACAGATGCCAGTTTTGTTCTTATGAAAGCTCGTAGAGCTTCTTATGTAAGAACTTGGGGTATCGATATTTTTGCTCCTGCAAGACGTGAGGAAATCCTTAAAACCGGTGTTATCGGTTCTTTATGGAATGCTTCTCTTTATAAAAGCCGTGTATTTCCTGACAATTATGTTTATGTTACAGGTGATAAAGAACATGTAGGACGTTTACCTGAATATATGTCTTTAACTCCACTTGAAATTGTTTCTCCTAAGAAAGGAAAACAGGAAATTGGTATGGTTCAGAACATTGGTTTCTTGTGCCATAATCCTTATGCTGTAACTAGAGTTGAACTCGGAGTTACTCCGTAAGTTTTGATTTTAAAGAAGGGTTGAACTACCTTGAAATTTCAAGGTAGTTTCTTTTAATTATTTAACAGGAGGACATGTTTATGAAAAAGAAAGTTTTTGAAGCAACTAGTTTTATTTCACTTAATTTTGAAGATAGAGCTGGTTCTGGAAAGAAACTAACTATTGAACCTGGTGATGTAGTTAGTATTATGTCTAAGTCTGCATATAAGCAGGAAAGTTTGGCTAATAGAAAACGTTCTGTTTCTTCAATAAGAAATAGAAGAGCTAAAAAAAGATCCGAGAGTTCTAACAGTCTTCGTTTGAAAGAACTGTAATTCTTGTGTAAATAGTGGATTAAACAGTTAAAGGGTAGGTTAATAAACCTACCCTTTTTTTGTTTGTTTAAATTGTTATTCTTTTATTAGGGAGGTTGTAATGAAATCTAAATTTAAAATTTTGAGAAAAACAAAATTTTTAGGGGTAAACTGGACAGGGGAGCCTGTATTAAATCGATCTAATATACGGTTGATAGATAATTGGTTACATAAGGATATGGTGGAGTTATGTAAAGAATTACGTTCAATTCCAGAATTGAAATTATTTAATACTCAGTTATATAAGATGGATCGTGATTTACAGCGTTTAAATTCATTGAGAGCAAAATCTCCTGCTGAGTTTTTTAATTCGTTGTCCAATATATTTGAAACCGTTTCTGATATTTTAAGTTTTATGAAGAAGAAAAATTTAATTCAGAAAATTGTGAGTGGGTCTTATGGCGAATAATACAAGTTTAATTTCTAGAAAAGATGGATTGGTAGGTAAATATATTGAATTAATTTGGGTGCATTTTTCTCCTGGTACTATTAATCCTATAGATGTTCACTCGGTAGATAAAGTGGAAATTTTTGATGCTTTACCTGATGAAGGTGGGCAGATTATTCAGACAATTCCGTCTTCAGATATTATTAAAAGTGATACCGGTACTTATAAATATATAATGGATCCTGTAGAATATGGAAAAGGCGGTAAGTTTTATTATGATAAAATTACTTATCATAGTGATAGTACTTCTGTTGAAGAAGCAATTGGTTATGTATGGGTTAAGGACCAGAGTGCTAGTTTAACGGTGCCAAATAATGTATTGAGAGATATTCGTATTTATTTACATGATGATAATCCTGATAAAGATTATAGATTTAGTCCTCCGGAATTTCCTGATTTATATAGACAAACTTCTCGGAGAAATCAATATGTATGGGATGATCATCAGTTAGATCTTGCTTTTAGATTAGCTGTTCATAGGATTCATGCTGTTCCTCCTAATGCGCCTTTAGGGTTGAATTTATTATTAACCCGGGAATATTGGGTTGTTTTACGCGCTGCTTATATTGAGGCAATGTTAATTAAAATACCTCTGTGGATTAATGAGGAATTTGATTATACTTTAGGTGGTTTGAGCCTAACAATTAATAAATCCGAGAAATATAAAAGTTTAATGGATTCTTTAAATAGTAATTTAGATGAATTTCTATTTAAGTGGAAACAGAAGTATCGCGGTAAAAGTTCGGTTATTATTACATATACCGGTGTTTATGGTAAGCGTATGAGTTTACGTGTAGGGAATCCTTTTCCGAGCGGTACTGCAATGAGCTTAAGTTTTTGGTAAAAAGAGGTTTTAATGCCTATATATCCTAATGTAGTTACTGATTATAATCGCCCCATAACGGGTTTATTAAAAAATATCAATATTTATAGTGGATCTTTACCTGGGATTGTGTTATTAAAATGGGATTTTCCAGAGGGTACTTATTCTGGGGTAAATATTTATCGGAGTTATGATGGTTCTTTTACTAATTATACTAAAGTAAATATTTCTCCTGTATCAGTAAATACTTTTACCGACAATTTTGAACTTAGATATACGAATGATACTTCTCCCACTGTGGTTAGAAAATTAATAAATAGTATTGAATATTTTGTAGTTCAGGTCCAGCACGAAATTGTTCCAACATATACTTCTTATGATAATTTATATAGTAATTCTAATATAGGCGGTGATATTTTATTAGATGCGGATGTACCTTCTTTTTATAAATCCGCATATTTAAGAGTTTATTTTAAAGACGAGATTGTATGGGTTAACCGTGTAGTTGGCAATAAGATTTATTGTCCTAATATACAGTTATATAATGCTAATTTAATGAATTTAGATCCAGCTGATTTAGATGATTCTGATAATTGGCGGGTAGAGTACTATCAAACTAATCGTTTTTTAAATTTTACCCGGTTAGAGCAATTATTTTATAAGTTATCTTTAATAGACATGGGTGGTAATGAAATAAACGATATAGAGTCGTTGCCAGTTATTTCTTTAGTTTATATGGATAATCTTGATTGGATGTGGCGTGAGGCAGGTCGTAGAACTTTTTGGTTATTTTGGTACGGCGGGGGAGATATTTTTTTTTTGAAGCGGAAATAGGGTGGGGGAGAGGGGTTTTTTTTAGAACCGGGATAAAAGGGGGTTATATTGGACCTTTTAAACTCCGGATGTTGTTTGGCGATACTAGTTATATTCGTAGTTTGAAAGAGGTTGGATTAGATTTACAAAATATAGTAGATACTTGTTATCATATGCCTTATCCTTATTTAGAACACGGTGATGTGGTTATACGTAAAAATGGGTCTAGAATGTCTGTAGGTAAAATTACTAATTATATTCCTAGAGGTACCGCAATATTATTACAAAGTTTTGGATTAGGAGAGGCTACTCCTTATCAGAAACTTTTACCTGGGACTACGGGTATTGAAGTACATAGACACGGTGGTACCGATGTTGATGATAGTGGTGATTCTGATGCGGGTGCCGCTACTTCAACTTCTACGGATGATGTTAATTTCGGGGGCTGGTAATAGTGAGTTCTTTATCTGATGAATTATTAAGAGCAATTAGTGAATGTGTTTTCAGCAAAGAGTCTTTGGAAAAGATTCGAGATCTGGCCCGACCTGAAGTCCGTAATTATATTTTAGAGTATTATCATGGAATTCTCCCAGAAGATATTTATGAGCAGTTATTTGGGTATTATGAAAGGAATATATTAGAAGTTACAAATGGGAAGAAACCTATAAAAGATGGCGATAGAGAGGTTGAATATTATGCTTTAATAGATGATGATTTACTGTTTAAGAGTTTAGTACCAGCTGCCCGTGATGAAGTGTCGCTTACTCGTGAGATTATTGAACAAGAGTATAAAGAGGACCTTGAGAAGGCATATAATATATTAATAGAGAGCTTGCGTGATTTAGAAGATGATGTTATAACTCAATTGGTAAATGAAGTGGATGATTTAGTCGAAGAGCAGGTGGCTGTTCAATGGGTTAAGTTAACCGCAATTTTTTCTGGAATTATTAAGATGTCGGCATCCGATTTTATTTTTTAACATAGGTAAGGTTTTTATATGAATTATGAATTTGAAGATTTAAAAGTTTTTATAGCTGATAAATTACGTGCCGAGTTGGCTTATAATAGCGAATATCGTAATATTGATGTTATTGATTATGTTGCGACTCGTTCTTCGGATAAACCTAATAGAATACGTGTAACCTTACCTAGTTATTCGGTAGATGATCATATTCATAATTATCGAGTTGGTAATTTATATTCTCCATATGGTTTTTTAAAGGATAAAAAAACATCTGCTAGTTCAATTATGTTCTTTATGGTTGATCCTATTTATGATATAGGTCGCAATGTTGAGCCTTTACCTAATGGATTATATATTTTAAAAGTTGTTTCTATTACGGATGATACCACAACGGTTAATCGAAAATTATATAAATTTGCTTTACATAATCATCAGGGGCTTGAAAATGTTTATTATTTTCCAGAAGATGAGAAACCGGTTCTTACAAGTAATGTTTTAGTTTATTCTAATAATAGATATATAGATCAAGATAAATATATTGTAGATTCGGATAAGATTACTTTTGATAGTTCTTTACATTCCTTAAATAGTTTGGTTTATATTCATTATTTTTATAGAGATGGTTCCGATAATTTTACAGTACATAACTACGAAACTCGCAGGGATATTTTACCTTATATGTATTTAAAATTTGGAAAATTAAGTTTACATGATGAAATTAGATTTAGAGTTACTGAAAGTCCTTCAATTGCGTATGAATATTTTATTTCGTGGAAGACTTGTAGTTTGGAGTTAAAATTACAGTGTGAAAACGAGATGATTCGGGATAAACTAGTGACCGTTTTGGATAGAATTGTAGATACTTTTAAAAGAGAATTTCCGGATAAATATAATATAGTAGTTTCTGATATACAGGGTACTTTTTCAGATGGTGAGGTTTTTGGAGATAATATCTTACCTACAAATTTAGGTACTATTACTTTTAATTTGTTTTTACAGTCTAATAGTTTTGTTCCTTTAAAAACTTCTTCTTTTAATTTTACGGATGTACGTGTTTATAATATTGATTTTGATGTAGTTTCTAATACATCAAATTTACCGGCTGCTTGGAGAAATATAACGCCCGGGATAACTGAAAATTATTCTATTTTTGGGGAGTTAGGTAATGTAGATGTAATTCCGGCATTGTATACAGAATATTTTGATTAAATTTTTGGGAGGTATGAGGTGCCTATTTATAAGTTTAGATGTGATAAGTGTAACTGTGAGCTTGAAAAATTATGTGATACTTTTGAAGCTACGCAGATTTGTTTAAATTGCGGTAATGAAATGAGTAAGGTTTTTGGTAAAGTCAATGTTAAACCTTCTCAGGATGAATTAAGTAATTTTACAGATAATAAGTATGCTGATCTTTTGGTTGGTAGAAAAGCTACTAAGAAATGGGAGGGGTATAGTGATGCGATATCTGTACGTAATAAGGCTTTAAAAGAGGGTAGGCATTGTGCTTATGATTTTAATAAAGGTAAATATATCCTTTTAGAGAAGGGTTCTGATTTAGATAATATTTCAAAGACAAATTCTACGACTTTAAAAAAATTTAAAGAAAGTGGGGTTATTTAGCCTTAAAGGTTGTTAAGATTCGTGCTGTTTGCCTAATTTGGTATTTTCTTAAGGTTGATTAAATTTGTAATTATCTAAAGCCTTTTAAAAGGTTTAATTTTAAGAAATAGGAGTAAATTATGGCTGATTTTAAATCAACAATCAATGTTATAGGTCTACGTCCAGGGGCGTATGCCGAAACTTTTTTCGAAACACTTGCCACTTTTTTACCAGATGATGTTAAGGTTCCTCTTATAGTTGGAACTGGTGATGATGTATGGCGTTTAAATAAGGAGTTAATTCGTTTTGGACATACCGATGTCTTTAAAGAAGATCTTTCTTCTCAGATAGATGGTGCTAAGAGTACTTTTGTTATTCCAAATACTCCCATTATAGTAATTTCTGATGTAGGTTTGCCTGAAGTAACTAATGATGCTGCTCATATTAAAGTTTATGTGGATAATAAAGGGCAGAGTGTTTTAACTCTTAATGGTGCGACAGGTGAGTTTAGAATTGCTTCTGTTCCAGCCGAGGGTCAGAAATTAGAAGTTTCTTATTCGTGGGATGTTAGAGATACTAAGATTACTGAAGATTTGTCGGCTCAGGCGGATGGAAAAACTTCGGTATTTTATGTATCTAATCTTTTTATTGTAGATGGAACTCATAGAGGTTTTATTGTAGAAACGGCTAGTTCTCCTGCGGTTATAGTTACTATTAATGGTTCTGAAGTAGATGTTGCCAATATTGATGGTTATAAAGGACAAATTACTTTAGCTTTAAACGATTCTGATTTACCTAACTCTGTTAATGGCGATACTGTTTCGGTAACATATTATTATGCGATTCCTCGTAATTTTGATGAACTTCCTGAGAGAACGGTTGAAGAAATTACTAAGGTCTATAGAAGTGCTAATACCGCTCCTTTTAAGTTTGGAATTGATTATGTAACTGATAATAATAAGGTCATATGGGGTGATTCTGTTTTTGCGGAGACTAAGGTTGTAAATTTAGATTCTACTTCTGAAATGGCTAGTGTTGTTTCAGCATCTGTTTATGAGCATACTATGCATGGAGAACCTGTTTCTGCTGATAGATTGTTTGAAGGGGATGATCGGTTAGAAACTTATAGAGTTATCGTTGATGGTAATGGTAATAATATTCCGACTAATGACCCTTCAGATGTTATTGTTGTAACTAAAGATGTTGTAGATGGTACTGAGAATGAAGTGGTTCAACTTTATGGTGAAGGTAAGCGTGTTAAATATGCCGATAGTATCGATGTAGTTGGTGAAGTAGTTGCTGATGTGATACCTTATGATGGTGTAATAGATTCAAGTGAAACTAATGTTTTAACATCGGGTTTATCTATTGTATCTGAGGTTGATAAAACTTCAATGTATTCGGATACAGAGATTGTAAATACTAATACCGCAAGTTCAATTGTAAGTTCAGTTAGTTTTTATCCTTCTTTTACAGGATCTGTTTTATATATGAAACGTACTCTTACAAATACCGGTAGTTCCGCATTAACTCCAGTGAATACTGGTATTAAGATTAAGGATATTTCATCTGATGCGCTTTATAGTGTTTCTTATCAGATAGGTAGTTCTATAGATTATGCGGATGCTTCTTGGTCTGCTTCAGCTTCTGCGATCGCTTCTGGTGATGATTTTATTTATCCTTTAAATGAAGGGGCTACAATTGCAGCCGGGGCTTCTCATACTGTCTTTATAAAAATCGTATTTGAAAACGATGGTGTAGATGTTAACGGTCCTGCTTTTGTTACTTATAAATATTCTGATATAAATACCGGGACTTATACTGTTAAGGTTGTAGATGCTGTTGCAAAAGCTTATAATATTTATGATGCTAATAACCGGGTTGTTTTTTATGGCGAACTGAACGATGGAACTGGTGCAGGTGTTAATGTTAAATTTCCAAATAATACGGTAGATATTCGTTGTACCCCTGGTAGAAGTGAAAAGGGTGAGTATTTTATTACTTTTATTTCTTCTGATTATTATAAAGTTTCATTTGTTAAAGATGGAACTTCTGTAATGAATGAGGTTAAGAATGTAATTACAGGTGGCTCTACCTGGTCGCTCGGTTCTACTTTTTGGGATAACGAACGTGGTGTTATGTGGACTATGGTTGATGATGGTGTTAATTTTTTTGAAGCCGGTGATACCGTAGAAATTTTAATTAAAGGTGGCGATGGACAAGAGCGTATCGCAAGTAATAATCCGGTTTGGGATATTCCGGGTGTATTTTTATTAATGAATGATTCTGTTTTTGATGGCGTTTCTGATGGTGATACTATGACCCTAAAGGTTTATAATATTGCTGAAAACGTACTTACTCCTGATTCACCTTATTTTGTTGATTATGATGTAGACAAAGGTATTGATTATACTCGTGGAATCGTTATAAGTCAGATTGATTATGTTGGAGGTCAACTTGAAAAGGTAATTGGAGTTGAAAGTTTAAATAATACTGCAGTTCTAGGGGCAAAAGCTTGTTTTGAACAAGGTGCTCCTTATGTTATTATACAGCAGATTCGTAGAAACGAAGTCAGTGGTGATCCGACAAAATCTGAGTTTGATGAAGCTTTATCTGTTTTCTTAAGCGGGTTTGATGATGATCGTACAAGACCTTATTATATTGTGCCTATGTCTACTGACAGATCTATATTAAATTCATGGAAAAATGCAGTTGATATTTTATCTACTGGTCAGGAAGGTCGTCCTTGTGTTCTTATTAGAGGCTTTTCTAACTCTTTAACTTATCAAGGTGTTGATGAACTTGTTCAAAATATTACTAATTATCGTGTAATTCCGATTTATCCTTGTGATGGTGTAATTGATTACACTGATAGTCGTGGTAATAGTTATGAATTACCCGTTCCTCCTGCCGTTATTGCTGCTGAATATGCTGGAATGCGTTCTGCGGTTTCTGTAGCGGATTCCGTAATCAATAGACCTTTTGTTTATATTAAAAAGGTTCAGACTAGACATGATGATTCAGTATTAGGTTGGATGGTAGCTCGTGGTTGTACTACTGTTTTAAATGAAAATAATGTAGCTAAGATTTTTGATGAATCTACTTCTTATTCGAGTAATTTATTACAGAAAGAACCTAATATTATCTTTTCAAGTGATTGGGTTCGTACCGGGCTTGTTAGTTATCTAAATAGACCTGATTTTGTACCAGTTAAGAATCTCGGAGATAATTCTGATCTTAATGCTGCGGTTATTACTTATTTATCCGAGCAGGTTAGTAATGGTATTATTCGTGATAAGCAGAATATTAAAGTTATGAATAATGTGAATGATCCTAGAATTGCGGATATTTCTTTTGAAATTATGCCTTTTTGGATTAGAAAATGGATCCGGATCGCAATTACGGTTGTTAGATAATTGTATAATTAAATATATAATAAGGCGTTGCTTAAGCGGTGACGCCTTATTTTTTTTAATTTGTTATTGCTTTTTAGATAAAAGCTACTTTTAGGAGTAAAGTTATGATAAAAGTTCCTTCTCATTTCAGTCCGCAGACTCATGCGGCGATAAGTCAGAGAAATAAACTATATACCCGGGGTGACGATACTGCTCGGTTCAATCATTTCTTAGGAGCTGTAAGTACTTTTAATATTACGGATGGACGTGATGTTACAGAAGTTAGGGGAATTGGGATGGGTGATCGTTTTATAGAGCTTGTTCCCGGTTATTCAAATACATATACCATTACAATTAATCGTACTATGTTTTACATGTCTAATTTACAGCAGGAGCTTGGTTATAAAGCAGGTGTTTCTGGTTTTGTTCGTGCATTAAGACATCATAAATACCCTTTTGATATTAAACAGGAATTAGTTTTTTCTGAACTTGTTCAAAATCATTCTGATTTTGATGAGGATAATTTACCTGCTGGTGTTGTGGGTATGCGGTTTCCTGAAAATGATGGTGATAGTAGTTCAAATGTAAATAAAACCGGTAAGTCGGTTGATAGTTTATATGCTATTGTTACTTTATATTTAGCTTGTTGGATGACATCTAATGGGGCTTCTTATGAGACCGGTAATAATTTAGTTTCAGAAGATAGTAATGTAAGTGTTACTGATATTTGTGATGGAGCTACTGATTTGTATCAGAATATGCTATGGAATACTGGTAATGAAGTTTCTATAAATGAGCCAGGTCGTTCTTTTGTAGGTAAGATTAGTTACGAAGTTTAGATATTTGTTTTTGAGCCGGTTTCTGAGAAAGGGGCCGGTATATTTTTAAAGTTTTGGAGGTTATTATGGATTTAAAGTATTTAGAGGATACTTTTAAGAAGGTAAAAGATTTTTATTCAATTGAAGACGAGGTAGAACTTCTTCCTGATTTTAAGGTTAAGTTTAAAGTTTTTAGAAATGGTCGCTTATCTGAGCTCATTGATGGTTTTCAATCCGGTAAATACACGTATCCTGAATTTTTAAGTAAAATGTTTGCGAATTCTGTTACCAGTATTAATAATATTGATGTGGAAAATCTTAAATTACCTGATGATGTTGATTTAAAATCTTTTTTAGAAAAACACGCAATGATATCTCTTGATATGAATATATTAGATTCGTTTTTTTTAATCATACGTGAACATTTAACTGTTTTAAATGAGAAAGCCGTCGCGACTGTAAAGAACGAATCACTTCAGAAATTATTAAAGAAATCTTCAGATGCGTTTAATAAATTAGATGAGCGTGTTGAACAGGAGCAGAATTCTTTAAAACAAACAAATTCTAATAAATCTTCTGATTCTAAAGATAATAAGATTTCTTAAAAAGGAGTCTTATGTCAACTTTAAATATTCAAAAACCATCAGGTGAAACCGGCCTTTCTTTAGAAGAGAAGGCGCTTCGGGGTTCTTTAGGCTCCGAGGAGACTAGTTCTAAACGTAAATTAGTTAATTATTCTCGAATTTCCTCTGAAAGTCTTTCAATTATAGCTACCGCATATGTAACATGTATTAAACGTGGAGGGTTGTATTTTTGGTTTCCGTTAACGGATGAAATTTCAATATGTTTACGACCTCTTTCCGATGATGAAATTGATGAATGTACTGAATTATCCGCATATGGAGGTATTAAGTTACAATTTTTTTATTCAATTATTGGATATAATTCCGTATTTATTAATGACGAACCTTTTTTATGGAAATTGGTTAATTTTTTATGTAATATAGGGTTAGATGCTATATTATATTCTGTGATTAATGATCTTCAAGCGGTGTATACTTATATGTTTCATTTTTCGTTCGCCATTGTTGATCTTTTACCTTCCAAATCGTTATGGGAATGGTATAAGATAAACGGGTCTAATCGTAAATTACGAGGTTTAAATGATTTAGAAATGGATTGGGTTTATTTAAATAGTTTACGGGATTATTATTCTTATTTTTATTTTGTTCAAGTTATGTCGGGTTTATGGGGCGGTAAAAAATTATCCGCGATAGAAACCTGTTATACTCAGGGTTTTTCGACCATTGGTGCTGGTTATGAAAGTGGTTCGGATTCCGTGAACAAACTTGCTAGGGAGATTGAAATGGAACTTTCTGGTGAAAAGGATGAGCATGCTAAGGCAGTTGAACATATGGAGTCTCGTATTATTGAAAAAGCTAAAAAACGTCAAAAATCATATGAAGAATTTCGCCGTACCCATAATTATCGTAAGGGTGTTTATGCGGAGGTTTCATGGGGTTAATTTATGCCAGGTAATAAGTTTGTACTTGAATTAAAACCAACAACTGGGTTAGATTCTTTTATGAAGAAACTGAGCCGCCCTTCTACATCTGACAGTCCTACGGGTAAAGCAGGGGATGCTCCTGAGTTAGCTAAAGGTCTTCGTGGTGTGTTTGCAGATATGGGTCGTGACCTAAATAAAAATATCGATATTTTCGGTAAACATTTAGGTGTTATACTTGGCGGCGAAGCCCGTGAAGCTACTAAGAATCGCCGTAAAATATTTGAGCAGACTAAAAATGATAATTCACCAGGTGCTATACGAAAAAGAAAGAAGGCAGAAGGGGATGAGAAGCGTGCCCGAGAAAAGGCTCAACGTGAAGTTGACGACAAGATTAAATCCTTTTCAAACGCATTAGAACAGCCTTTTACTGCCCTAAAAAACGCAGTACGAGAGTTAAATGTTCTAGGTGCCCCTGTGGGTGCAGCTACTGCTGCTTTATTAGATATGGCTGAAATTGGTAAAAAGTTGAATAAACAATATTATACGAATGCCTTAGCGATTGAGGGTGTGTCCGATGAATATACACATAATAAGGATAGTCTAGCAGATTTTAGTTCTGATATGTCAATAATCCGGACTGAGGCTAGAATGCCGTTTGATGAGTTTAATAGTGCGGTGTCTGAAGTAACAGGCTCTGGAAAGCCTCTGAGTTTTTTAGGTACAAATACTCTTAAAGTAAATGAAGGTTTAAGAAAATTATCTTATTATTCACAACGTACTGGGAAATCTGTAGGTGAAGTTAGTAAAAGTTTTGTATCTTTTAATAAAATGTTTGGGGAACAGTCAGATGTTATTTATGATACTATGGATGAGGTTTTGAATCAGCAAGAAGGTTCTGGGGTAGGGGTTAAAACTTTTGTAGATCAAGTAATGGATGTTACCAAGGCTTTTTATTTGTTTGGTGATAATACTAAAGATTCAGCAAAGACTTTAAATAGATTAGCTCGATCAGGGTCGATTGCTCGGGAAACTTTAGAGTCCTTTAAGAATTTAAAACAGGAGTCTGTGAATGTTTTAGTTGACAATATTGGAATGGTTATCGGTACTCAACGAGAGGCGGTTGTCGGTGGTGTAGAAAATAGAATTGCAGAATTATCTAAGGGTACTGAGGAGGAACAGACAACTGCTGCGTTTTTAAAATCGGATCTTGAAACTTTTAAAAAATATGGAGATGTGGATGCGTTAAAAGGGTCGTTAAGTTCTTTAGACGAACAGAGTCTTTCAGATATGTTTTTAGATATTCAGGGTCGTGTTGGCACTGGGTTTGATAAGGATAAGTTATATGATAAAGAAGGTAAGATTAATCAAGAGCAGTTGAATGCCTTGAAAACTTCAATGATGGCAACCGATATGAAACTATCACCTGAACTGTTAAGATTAGTTGTTGGGACCCAGGACCGGTCTGTTGGAGATAAAGAAGATTTGCCGTTAGACGGAGACGCAAAAAAGGCGCGAGAGAAAGTACAGCTTGAGTATCAGAAGATAGTAAATGAAAAGATGTTGACGGCAGATGATATTTTAGGTATGAACGCGGCTTTTGAAAAGGTTTTTATGACAATGGGTACGGGTTTAGATTATATTCTGGATTTTACAGGTGATATGATGCAGAAAGCGGTGGATCTTGTGGGGTTAGGTGATACTGAAGCCGCTGCGGAGCAGGCTACTCTTTTAATAAATCAGCAGCTGGACAGTAGATTGGCGGCCTTAGAATCAGAGAAAGACTACCAAGAGGCATCTTCTGGAGGCAGGAAGGAGATGGAAAAAGCAGTTGCGAAGGAAGTTGCTTTGTCTACTGTAATGGGTTCTCGTTATGATCATTATCTAAAGGCTAAGGAACTGGAAGAGGGGGGTTATGAAGGTGTTTCTGGGAAAAGTAAGGCGATTTATGAGAAAATTATTTTAGAGACCGAGGATCAGGGTATTTTTTCCAGACAAATAGAGGGGCGATTTAAATATGATGAGCTCGTGGAGGGAGATTATACTGATAAAAAGTTAAAAGGCGCTGTTAAGACGGCTTTAGAGCAGACTCAAGATTTAAATGATAAAGTTAGTGAGATGGTGGAGGACTTAACGTCGAATGAGAAAAAGGAATTGAAAGTTAATGTAAATATATATCGTAAATTAGAGAAAGATTAGTAATAATAAGGTTATTAAATAAATGAGTTTAAAAGATAAATTAAATAATAGTCCGGTAAAAGGTACTCCTTTAACAGGTTTAACCCCGTTAGTTCCGATTAAAGATTTTTTTGCTAAGATGTATTTAAGTTACTATCCATATGAATTAAAACAGTTAATACCTTTGAAGATTAAAACTTTACCGATAATGTATTTAAACCGGGGTATAATGGATGAAGAAGTTACTCATTTACAAAGCGAGACGGAGGTTCTTTCTGGTGTTTGTATTGATGACTGGGGTGAGGATATTTTTCGTTTAAATTTTAGTGATATTATTGGCTCGTTTACTCGTTATGAAGTTGAACCCGTTAAATCGAATATTCAGTCTTTTTTTAAAGGGATGGCTTTTGATAGTTTTGGTGGACAATATGATGGCCTAAAAGTGCAGAAAGGTTATGTCGGTATGGAGGAGATTGTAAAGAAAGGGTTGAATCGGGTTACGGAGCATAATAACGGAAGTATTAGTTATAAAAAATGGTCTGAATTAACTAATTCCGGTGAGAATATTTTACGACAATTAATTATGTTTTATCGGCATAATGGGGTTTTATTTGATGAAGATGGGATCCCGGTTATTACTGGTAATATTATAATAGAAACCAACTACGCCATTGTAGTGCCGAGTTTATTATATGAACGAATCCCAGATAGTTTAAAATCTAAAATGGGTGGTAATTTACAGGCTTTAAATGAGCGTATTGAAAAATATAGGGAGACTGCGTTAGATAAATATTCCGGTGTTAGTGATTTAGCGGATGTAAAATATATGGATGATCGACAATTTATTCTCAATTTTAAGGAATTTATTAGACCCTTATCTATATATAAAGGTAAAATAAGTTCTTTAAGTCTTGATTTTAGTACCCCTTATTCTTTTTCAGGTACTTTAGAATTTAGCGGGATTCAAAGAAAATATACCATTCCCGCGGTATCTGGTAAAGTATTTGGTAAAGTTATATCCAAGTCAAAAGAGGTTGAATTTATAGGTAATACTGAAATTGTTGAAGGTTTTGGGGTGCAGAAATAATTTAGGAGTTTAGATATGAAAGTGCAAAAATTACAATCCAATAATTCCTCAAAAACAAAAGGGGTTTCTCGTGCTGGTGGTGCTGGTGGCGTTGACGGTATTGGGGCTCTAAATCAGGGTCTAGTGCAGTCTTTTATAACTCTACTTGTAAAAAATCCAGATAAAGATGCAATAATTACATTAATTGAAAAAGAAGGTGTGTCAGCTTTTATAAAAACACTGCTTTCGAAGTTTAAAAAGGTTGCAAGTACAGTTCTTTCTGACCCGGATAAATTGCAGACGATAGCGCAAGCTCCGGTTTCGAATAATGCAGATGATTCGACAGATGCTTCGACAGATGGTGCTGCTGATCCCGCTGATGCTGAAGCGGCTGCACAAGATATAGAAGGTTTACGTGCAATGGTTATGGATAAATATATTACTGGTATTATAAATTATGTAATACCTTTTGTTGTAAAACTTTTTGATGATATTAATGATGGGTCGGTCGATGGGCATGAAGTAAATGCTAATCTAGTTAAATATAGTCATCAGATGTCCACATGGTTAAATGATATTGTGATATATGGTAAGAAAACTTTAACATTGTTTAAAACAATGAAGGATGCTGATTCCCAGGTTGATTTTTTAGCTGAAAGGTATTACCAATTTAAAGAGTATTTAGCTTTAATTATTGAAGGTGGTGATTATGCATATCGTGTCATTTTAAACTTGGGAAATAAAAAAACCGGTTCAAAAGATAAAGAAGCCGCTGATATGAGTATGGATATGGATAATGTTAGTTTAGAAGATCTTAAAGCGGTTCGGACATTACAGGGTATGGAAGCTGGTATCGAACAAGGGTTTGCAACTGTAGATAAAAAATTTGATTTTATAGATTTAGGTTAAAAGTTGAATGGGTGTCAGGTCAGATTTATTTAATATTCCGTCTTTTGCTAATGTAGCGAGTAAAGGGTTAGGTCCTCAGGTAGGAGCTGCTATAGGTGATAAATCTGTAAGTGCTGTATTCGATTATGGGCAAGAAGTTTTAGATCAAGTAAGTTCTGGTGGAACTATTGGTTCGGCGACTCAAAATTTTAGCCAAGATGTATTAGATAATGCGAAAGATGCTTTTATTAAGAATTTTTGTATAAATTTTTTAAAACCGTTTCATACGGATATTTCATCAATATATTCTCGTCCGGATTATTTTGATTATACACAGAGTGGACTTGGTGGACTTGTTGGGGATCCTTTATGGAAAACTAATTTTTATATTCCTATTAGTGTTTTAGATTATGAGGACCAGAGTAAGGAGAAATTTAAATTTCTACTGGCATCTGTCCCAGAGTCGATGTCTTTTAATTTACCTGAAATAACTACATTAGAGAAGATGAAAAATAGTATTTTAAGTAATTATACAGGACATAGAACTTTTTCATTACGTTTAAATGGGAAGAGTAGGGGTTTTTATCATTATTTATTTGGATATACATATACGTTATTTCCGAAAACTCGAGCATATCGTAATTTTATGGATTTTATTAATTTAAATATTTTAAATGGTAGAGAGTATTGGGGGATCAGTACGTATAAGGCCGATAT